CCAACTCGGTGCGCAACGACGCCCTATCTACCACTGACCCCGGCAGGCAGGCGATCCTGTAGACAGTCCCGCCGGACTGCCCGAAATACGCTGACGCCACATAGGATCGGAAATCCCACGAGGGGGACGTGTAAACAACGCCCCCCTTGGTAAGAGAGGTCCCGGGCATAGGCGGCAACATAGGCAGAGCTATCTGACGAGTTATCGCCTCCGGGTAGAAGAGGAAGGAGGGACACGAACGTTTCGCCAGCATGCGCAAGTCCGTGATCTCCTCCCCAAAATTGGCCACGGAGTTGGCCCCCAGGCCTTGAGGCACAAAGTCCTCCAACTGCGTCAAACTGGGGACACCCAACGCAAACCCGGGACCACCACGCACGTACAGGTTCACCTCCGGAAAGACGGGCGTGGCAGAGGGCCCCGTCGGGGAGAGAAGTGAGAACCACACCACCCGCGTGTCACGGGATGAGGTGGCATCCACCGACTGGATCTCGTTGCGAACAAAGTCCGTGGTGTAGAGATAAGGGACAGTAAAGTCGTAGCACGTCGTGCCTGCGGACTCAACCACGTGCGTGACATACGACCCGTCGGTGGGGAACGCGAGAGGTGTGAGGACGCCAGGCGGCACAATCACCACTCCCACTCGCCACCGAATCAAAGGCGAGGAGACGATCTGGAGACAGTACTCTATCTCTCCGTTCCAGTAGTCGAACATCGCGGAGACAAAAGCTAAGGGCGCCATATAATGGAGCACACCGTCGACGTGTACTGACGTAGGTGTCGCGTTGAGGCTATCCCCTTCAGCCCAGTCCCTAGCAATCTGGCCCCACCGACCCAACAGGTAGGAGATTTCCGTATCTCCTTCCTCCTTCATTGGGAAGTTGGAACCGTCACACTGTCGCGAGACGCCTGGATGAGTCGCCAGCGTATAGGCAAAATCGGGAGCAGTGCAGCTCGCGGTTTCCGTCTGGGTTCTCATCAAACACGCGTCCGTAGGGGTGACGGGGGCTCTAGCCCACCCACTCAAGGCGGCTACTTTCGACGCCGTGTTCAGCGTCATCTGAGCAAACGAAGCCCAGGCATGGGGCACTTGCCCGGCAATCATAGCGCCATAAGCCAAGAGGGTGGAGACAACCCTCGTTGGGGCCTCATCCATCCCCTGGGGAATGATCTTGGCCACTTCGAGGTCGTAACCAACCCAAACATCGATGTTGAAAGCCGGGGGTGTCAAGCCACTGGCCAGCTGGAGTGCGTTGATGGGGATTACATAGAGGCGCCAATCGGAATCGATAATCTCCATATAAGCCTGGGGATGAGGATAAGGCAGCACCAGCTCAGCAGTACCAACTTTAGACAAGTCGATATCAACATGAGGCAGCACCGAAGTGGTGGTGAAGGCGTGGAGATTGGTATGATCCGCCTGATCATACTGTGCTGGGAAAAAGTTGACTGGGTTGTCAATGGAGCGAGAAGGGACAGCAAAAACGCGCACCATGCCCAGGAAGTTACTACTCCCGGTATAAGTGCACTTGATGGTGGCAATCCCTCTGAACAGGCCCCACCGCGAGAGAAACGGAGCGACTTCCGTAAGCGCGCTCCACGCAGGGAACACGCCCACCTGACCCCCCCCAACAGGGAGGGACGCAATCCGGCGCGGACGACGATAGTACTCCGAGATGTCGAAACCCGGATCGACCAGCCTCTCATTGTGCGTCTTGGAGGGTTTAATGTCCTCGACGACCTCAGCCATCGTCGTAATCTCAACGACTGGCTGCTGCAACGTGGAAACCGGAACTACAGCCTCTGCTGTGTTCAAGCCCATATTGTCCGCGTTTGTGGGTACGGAACCCATTTGGTTGTTTGTTTCAGTAAGCGATAAATGCTCCTGACGGTTACTACGCTCGTTCACCGTCGGAGGTTGCGCGGCTCGCAGGTCCGAAGGGACCCACTTGGAAACCGAGTTACAGCGCTTCTCCTGGCTCGCCACATGCCAGCAGTGATCACTGCCACTCGAACCCTGGACTACAAAGCCGTCCAGGCGCTCGGGCTGAAGCTCCTCACAAATCTCCCCGACAGGGGAGGTATCGAAGAACGTGAACACGCCATTCTCAAACGCGTGCATGAGCTCATCATAGCTCTTAAAGACAATTTCGGGGTAATATAGCCGAAGGGAGGACACCAAGCCGTCGTACTCGGACCGGGAATGCATGAACATCTCCCGGCTCGCAGACACGGCAGTGGTGCGGTTCCGATCCTCCTCCCCGTCGGCAGAACACCCCTGCATATAAGCCAAGGACTTGTAGATGGACACCGTCGTCAGAGGCGCCATCCCATCACGCCTAAAGGCCCTCTTCAGGAAGTCGACTTCCCAGATCGACTGATAACGCACATGTGGACCTTTGTTGGCATCCGTCATCTTGTGGCCAAGCTCATCAGCAGCCCTGACGAAATACTCGGGCGGAACGTCCGGCGACCCGATTACCGAGTCATCGCCGACAGCGATCCAACGCACTATAGCGTCGAGCTGATCGGCAGTGAGCGGGGCCAACCCCCTGTCCTTACGATAGAGCTGTACGGCATAAATGACGATAACCCCAATCATAAGGCTGTTCACCTGGATGGTAATGGACAGCCCAGACGCTAAGTCTGAGCTGCAAATGAAAATGTTCCCGGCGATCACCACGACATGCCTAGACACGTGCGCCAACAAACGACCCAACACGTGCTTGTCCATAGCCGTGTAGGCGCACCGGTCCGCCAGTTGAAGCATCCCGATCCTGAAAGCCAGCAACCCATAAGACTGTCGGAAATCGTTCCCGGACAGGTCACCAGCAATCACCTTATTCTCCCCCAAGGCCGACACGTGGGTAGCGGCCTCGATCCACTGCCTGCTGGCTGGGTTAATGGTAATCGCGCAGCCCGAGTTCTTGGGCTGGGCAACCGCCAACGACTGCAGGGGCAGGACGTACTTCCTGAGAAGAATATTGACGGCCTTGTCTGCGATGTAGAAGAACCTACTCCCACCTAAGTCGGTCTTCTTCATAGCTTGGACCTCGTCCTTCACCGTAGCATTCACCAGACTCAGGTCGACGGGGTCGTCCGACATCAGATGGGCTTCCAACGAACTCACCCCCTCCAACAGGTAGGGGTGAATTCGGTAGTTGCCGGGCTCTCCCTCTTGGCTGTAGGCGTTCTTCTTCGATACGCCTCTAGCCTTAAGGGTGGGCCCCACCGACTTGTCCACGTCGGTAGGGTTAATGAGGCAGTTAGTGTAATTCCCGCAGAAGGCCTCACTCAGGCTTATCGGGGTCATATCACTCGGAACCTCGATCCGCGAGTACAGGAGGGCGATGGAGGTGAGAAACAAAGGCATACTGGCCCTATTATCGGGCTTCATACTATCATAACGTTTCACGATCGCGCTCCCCCACTTCCCGGTGGCAGGGTCTAAGCGAGCTTTTCCCCCCCAAGGCGCACCCATTGGTGGAATGAGCTCGCCGAAGGTGGGGTACATCGTGGTCCTCTCGACAGAGAAATTGGGGGTGTCAGCGGACGCCAAATGCCCCACAGCGATATGGTCGTGGGCGTCCCACTGGGGATCCTTCATCAGCCAAGAGGCGTCGCTCTGTGGGTGGACTCCGGGCTTCAGGACCCCCTTGTCCAAATAGCCCTGCACGACGAAAGGGGGGGCGTCCGAATGGACGTGGTTGTCCAGACCACGCTTCTTAAACGCCTCCATGGCGAGGTGGGCAGCTCGTTTACTCAAGAGCGCAGCCACAGCCTTATCAGCGACGTTGTCCTTGCCAATGTGGAACCCGTAAATGGTTCCAGACGCGCCGACGACAGGGTAGCCACAATCTCCCTTGACCGTCGGAGATCCGTACCTGCGAGACTTATCCATAGTTGTTGTTTTGTAGTTGTGGACAGTGACAGCCTCAGTCGGCACGGTAGGGAGGTCAGGGAGGAAGCCATAGGCAGCCGCGGCCACCGAGGGAACGCAAACACTAAAGAAATACGAAACCTCATACTCCGGTGAGGCGGCTAGGCGCGAGTTCGGGGGGTGGAAAGTGCACACATCCGAATAGCGGCACTCTACCTCATTCCCCTTGTACCTAATCTGAAAGGGGTCCCCCTCGCGCATCAAGGGCTTGTGAGTCTCGAAGTCCAAGAAGAAATGGGTTGGGATAGCAGTGATGTTAAGCGTGA